AAACTTTATAAAAATAACTCTTTTCAAAGAACAATTACCGCAAACAATCAATACACATATGCCCCCGCTTGCACTGCGGGAAGTGTAAGTGCGTTTTGGACTTTCAACTTCGGTCAAGACAGCACCTTCGCTGGCAGCCGTCCGGCTGGCGGCAACGTAGATGACAACAACATAGGTGACTTTGCCTATGCGCCACCGTCAGGCTACCTTGCGCTTTGTACCGCAAACCTTCCAACGCCTACGATTGTGGATGGGTCTGAGCATTTCAATACTGTGTTGTGGACTGGTGATGCAACTTTCCCCAGAAACATTTCCGGCGTTGGGTTTGATTTGTCAACTGACGGTGGATTAGTTTGGATAAAAAATAGAAGCACCGCTATAAGTCATACGCTTTGGGATTCCGTTAGGGGTGCTGGCGCAAACAAAGAACTAAGCCCTAACAACACTACCGCTGAAGGTGCTTTAGGTGCTTTAGGAACTACGGCTGATTATGGTTACATATCTAGCCTAACATCAGATGGCTTTGATGTGGCTGAAGGCGCAACTGGTTACGAAAGTTATGTAAACGCATCTGGAAATGCCTACGCAGCTTGGAACTGGAAAGCTGGCGGCACAGCGGTCAGCAATACAGATGGCAGCATTACGTCACAGGTTTCCGCGAATGTTGACGCAGGGTTTAGTATAGTTAGTTATACTGGTAACGGTACTGCTGGGGCTACAATAGGTCACGGTTTGTCATCTATTCCGGATATGGTGATTTTAAAGTCAAGATCGGATACATCAGATTGGTGGGTTGCTCATTCTGGAATTCCTAATAATTGGCTACAGTTGGATGACACACAAGCCGCAGGTTCTGGAGGTGGCGGTTCGGGATCTATCGGACATCAAAATGGGTTTACGACGACAGTGTTTGATTTTGAAGCTGGTAGTGTAAATATGGATAACGTCAATAAATCAGGTTCGAATTACATCGCCTACTGTTTCGCAAACAGCGACATTATCAAGGCGGGTTCCTACATCGGCAACGGCAGCACAGATGGCACGTTTGTCTACACAGGGTTCAGGCCAGCTTGGCTTATGATTAAAGAAACTACTAATATTGCATCGTGGTACATCCAAGATTCAACAAGGGATGTTGATAACCCTGTCCAAGCCTTATATCCCATTGCAGATAATTCACTAGCCGAAATCTCAAGCTGGGGAAATATAATGGATTTGGTATCAAACGGATTTAAGCCAAGAGTTAACGACACGGCTTGGAATCGGAGTGGCGGAACCTACATCTACCTCGCCTTTGCCGAAACACCATTCAAATACGCTAACGCCAGATAGGAGATACCAATGGCATATAAATATAGTGGTCGTATTATCCGCGCTGGCAAAGCGTGGACAGACAATGACGGAATCCAGCACCCATCCAACTGGATGGTTTGGTCAGACGCAGAAAAAGCCGCAGTCGGTTTGGTCTGGGAAGATGACGCAGCCAGCTTCGATGGGCGGTTCTACTGGTCAGCCAGTGTGGCTAAGTCGCTGGATGATGTGAATGAGGTTGACGAAGATGGCAACGCTGTGTTGGACGAAGATGGTCAACAGCTAGTAACCAAGGGTTTAAAGACTAACGCTATTGAACTGGTCAAGCGGCAGGCTGGTGACAAGCTGGCGGCAACTGATTGGATGGTTATCAAAGCATCTGAGGTTGCAGATTATTCATTGCCAACAGACGTTGCTACTGCCCGCGCCGCAATTCGCACAGCCAGCAACAATATCGAAGCAGCCATCACAGCGGCTAGTGATTTGTCTGCGTTTATAGCTTTGTATGATGTGCCTGTGGATAGCGATGGCAACCCAACTGGTAACGCACCCATCAACAACTGGCCTAATGAGGCGTAATAATGACCGAAGAAACCAAGACAACGGCTGACCTAGCCTTTGGCGGTATTACTATCGGTGCGTTCTTTGAGGCATTGCCTGAGATTACTGCATTGGTAGCGTTGTGTTGGTGGCTGCTTCGTATCTGGGAGACCGAAACCGTTAAGCGGTTGACTGGTCGACAGGACAATGTTTAAGGCGATTGTCCTAGCTTGTGCAATAGCAAACCCTACTCAATGTATTGAGTTTCATGACATCCGTGGACCTTATGCCAGTCAATCCAAATGTAAAGAACGTGCTATGGAGATGAGTCGTGACATTGGTGAGATGGTTTATGGTTTAATGCCTACAAGATGGCAATGTAAACCATTGCCTAAAGGAATGTTATCTTAATGAGTGCAAAGCAAATACTTGAATGGAGAATACTACCTCGTTTTATGATGCTGGTTATGACGTTGATGAGTTGGCGTGTAGTAGAATGGTTTATGTCGTTGCCTAATCCAACGCCATCACAGGCTGGGCTGGTCAGTGTGGTGACAGGCGCAATGACCGGCGCATTTGCAGTATGGATGAATCACGAAGGAAAACATCATGTGGCAAGCACTGATAAACCCCATCGCTAATCTTGCTGGTTCTTTTTTAGAGCGTAAGGTTGAAGAACAAAAAGGTAAGACTGCTGTTGCTGTTGCAAAAGCTAGTGCTGAAGCAGAAGTAATGAAGGTTGCTGCTACCCATGAAGCTGGGTGGGAGAAGATCATGGCAGAGGGCAGCTTGACCAGCTGGAAAGATGAGTGGTTGACTTTGCTTTTTTCTGTGCCACTTATCCTTGCGTTCTGTGGTGATTGGGGTAGGCAGATTGTTGCAGATGGATTTACTGCGCTTGATAATATGCCTGAGTGGTATCAATATAGTTTGGGTTTGATTGTAAGTGCAACATTTGCTATGCGTGGTGCAACTAAGTTTATTGGAAAGCGCAAGTAATGATTGACGAACTAACGAACCTTATTGCCAAACATGAAGGCAAGATGCTTACAATGTATACGGATACAGTTGGAGTGCCTACCATTGGATACGGTCACAATCTTCAAGAGCCTATCTCTGAAGCTGCTGCATTACAGATATTGTCAGATGATGTCGCTGTTGCCGTTAATGAACTGGATGATCGCATGGATTGGTGGCGTGATCTGCCTCATGCAGCGCAACTTGTATTAGCATCGATGGTGTTTAACCTTGGTTGGCCTAGATTTTCTAGGTTTAAGAAAATGATTGCAGCTTTGGAAGATCGTGATTATGATCGTGCTGCATTGGAAATGGAAGATTCCCTCTGGTTTCAACAAATCAAGTCTCGCGGTGATGAGTTGAAACAAATGATGTTGGAATGTAATGACCATAACAAATGAGCAGAAGCAACGCGCTAAAGATCTTTACAAGGAACATGGCACATTGCAAGCTGCTAGCGATGCTAGTGGCATTCCCTTTCAGACCATTCATAGGTGGCTGAAACGAGCAGAGCAAGATGAGCAAGAGCCTAAGTATGAGCTAACGCCTCTGCCTGAAGATGATATTCCTGTCGATCAGATAGTCGACCAGCTTCATAGCCGTTTCAAGAAACGCAAAGCCAACAAAGAAGCAAAGAAATGGATTCCGATTAAGATGAAATCGGATGAGCCTATTGGTTTGTTATGGATGGGCGACCCACACATCGATGACAACTACTGCGATTGGGATTCATTACGCTCTCACTTAGCCATAATCAACTCACAGGACAACATATACGGCTGCAACCTAGGTGACTACCAGAATAACTGGATAGGCCGCCTAGGACGCTTATACGGCGAACAAGACACATCCCATAAAACAGCATGGAAACTTGTCGAGTGGTTAATTGACGAGATGAAGCCGATGATTTTGATTGGCGGCAACCATGATATGTGGTCTGGCGCAGGTGATCCCCTTAAATGGCTTGCCAGCCCGCATGCTGTCCTCGAAGATTGGGAGGCCCGCATTGAGTTGCAATTCCCTAACGGAAGAAACTGTCGCATTCACGCTGCGCACGATATGCCTGGGCATAGCCAGTGGAATGCTCTTCATGCGCAGAACAAAATGGCGCGGTTCAAGAGTAATGCTTCGTTGTATATTAGTGGACACAAGCACAACTGGGCTTTGGGTCAGATCGAACTCGTAGAAGAGGAAGCCACAGCTTGGCTTGCGAGAGCGAGAGGTTACAAATACCACGACACCTATGCGTTCACCAAAGGTTTTGAACAGCAACGTTTTGGACAGGCAATTATGCAAGTCATTGACCCGCATAACACTAGCCCTGTTTCATGGGTGCAATGTTTTGCCGACCCTCAAGAGGGTGCAGACTATCTTCAATATCGGAAATCGCTTCGGTAGTAACAAGCGCATAGCCAGCAATATCAAGCCAGCTGTCGAATGAGTAACGCTGCCGAGGCATTCCTGTGTCCTGTTTAAGACGTGCAATCTTTAACAGCATCATCATGATGCCAACATCTTGTACGTTGAACTCGATACCTTTGTACTCTGACCAGAAGTTTGCAATGTTTTGCAGGTTTTCTGCTGGTGAGCCGTAATCATTGCCACGATCTTGTACGGTTTCTTCTAGTTTGTTTATAAAATATTTTCTGTTCATCACGATTCCTTGTTTGTTTTTTCATACTCACCTAATGATGACCAGCCTCCTTCGATTTCTGTCATGCGAGTGTAGTAGATACCAACGTCATCATCTGTGTTTGCTTCGTCAGCAAATGCGTCAGGCGGGAGATTAGTTTCTTTTGGTGCAAATAGTTTGCGCCTTTCTGCTTCATCATAGCCCATAACAGATGACCAACATCTGTTGTGTGGGTTTCTTGCAGCATATGTGGTTTTACTTTTGCTCATTGTATGCTCCGATTAAATAGGCGGGGGATTACCCCGCCTATGTAGTGTGTTTAGAATGGCACCTCATCATTTGTGAGTGCCGGTCTTTCAGGCTGCACCGCTTGCGGTGTTACCTTGCTTTGCTTGGCTTCACGTTTAAGCGACAGGTACTTTGTACCCTTGTCAGATTCAGCCCGCCATGCAGCTAGCCGCATGTCGCCATCCATTGGGCCTGAATAGGCTGGCTGTTTGTTTTCCGGCGTTGCATCCTCATTCATATAAAGCACACCGACACGCTGATACACAACAAAAACATCTCTGCCTTCCTTGTCTGTGTCAGTGACAAGGGCTAATGACTTCTTGCCTTCGCCATCTATGTCAATGCTGCCGGTTAAAAGCAGACGTTGCTGCTCCATTGGGGGGAACACAGCCCCCCTGTTTGTATTATCATAGTCCACTAAAATGCCTCCTTACTGGCTGTTGGTTTAACAAACTTAACTTCACGTTGGTTGCCTTGCGATGCCTGATTGCCATCATCATCTTCTGATGGCAAGCCAAAGGCAGACTGCAAGCCATAGCGTTTGGCGTATGTAATACCGCTGCCCATCTTCTGTGGATCTGTTGGATCTTTAGATCTGATGGGTGTGCGGGATACACGCTCTTCGCCTGATGGTGCGTGTATGAGTACAGTGCGAACAAAGGTCATGCCTGTTTCACCATTGAACTCGAAGTCAATCTCTTGTGTGAAGCAGATACCAAACTTGGTGGCTTCATTGGCTGCGTCAATGACAGCCTCAAGAGATGCGTAGTTGCTTTTGAAGTGTGGATTCTTTGAATCCTTTTTGGCAACAACGGCTAGCTTTTGAAAGGCAAGCAATGCCTCTGCTAAATTTTTGGGTGGTGATGTAGTCTTGTTTGTCTGTGTCATGATTGTACCTCAGTCTTGACAGTGATGCGACAAGCACCGCGCTTGTCACGCTTGATAGTTAGTAAGTCACAGAACACCTCGCGTTCATCATCCATAATGAGTGACTTCAATTCTTTTTTACAGGCTTCATGTTCCTTTGCTTTGGCTATGCTTAATACATAGTCATGCGCCAGTGACATAAAATGATTGTCGTTGTTAGCATCTCTGGCTTTGAGGCCATCGATCTTTACCTGCGACCAATCAATCTTCCATGATGCAACATCATGGCTTGGCTCTGTCTTGCTAGTTACCAGCTGCCAGAACTCTTGGCATCGCTGAACAACAACATCAAAGTAATCTTGGTCATAACCAACACAACAATACTCAACATCATTGCCAAAGATGACAGACAGATAAGCCTGATCGTGATGTGACAGTGCCATGTATAGCTGTATTTGTGGCATGTAAGCATCGAGCATGTCGGACATAGAACGATTGCTGCTTGTGTGCTTGCACTCTAACAGTGATGTCTTGCCCTCTTCCGATGTAACAAAAGCATCAACAGCACCCTTGAACGGCACACCAGAGATTACTTTCTTTAGCTCTTGCTGTTCTTGTGATGCCTCATGCCCTGTGTCACGACAGAACCATTCAATATTAAATGCTTCTGTGTATGACCCAAGCTGTACCTTGAATATGTGGTCAAGGTTATCGGCTTCCTTCATGCCCATCTTTACCTGCCACAAATCATGCCAGTCACCACGCATAATGCTATAGAGATCTGACCCTCCGATAAATCCTGTTCTAATCATAGCACCTCCTATGTCTATGGCGATGTGGCTTCGCGGTGATTTTGGGTGACACCACATCGCCTATCGACCAGACAAGCCGTCACAAGTCACACCCAAAACATGTTGCATTATTGCACTAAAGCTTAGTGTTTACAACCACTTTATTTATCAAGCCCTGTATATCGATGGGCTTGTTTTGTTTTTCTTTCCGATTGATGAAGTAAAGCAATGAGTAAGGCGGGTCTTGTTTCTTCGATAGCTTGTAGTCAAGCACCTTGATTGCATCAGCGATGAAAGAATCAACGGTATAACCCAGCTTCAATATGTCATCAGCAAACTTTTCTTGTCTGAGATTGTGATGAAACTTCTTACGACCAAACCTCTTTTCTACTTCTACTTTATACCTACTACATAAATCCCTATTAGATATATTAATAGGTTCTAGTAGGTTAGTGTCGCTGTGAGCGACAGCGTTGTCGCTGAGAGCGACACGGTAGAGTGTCGATTCAAATGGTCGATTGATTCTAATGATGAGCTTGCTTTCTTCTAGGTAGTTTAGTTTCTTTGCCACGCTAGATCGATGCATGCCTGTACGCTTGGCGAGTGTGGCTGTTGAGGGCCAACACTCGCCAGCGTCATTAGCATAATCACATAGCGTCACAAGCAACCACTTGGCTAGAGGATCATTTATCTCTAACCGCATGGCATCAGCCATCAAACTAAACATTGTAGTTTTGTTTTGACCACATAACTAGTTGTTGCCTACCGGAAGCACCCTTGCGTGTAGTTCCGTCAACAATTACATAGCCTTTTTCTTTTAGCTGTTTGTATCGTGCGGTAACTGTGCTGTACCTGTACTGAGGTATGGTTTCTAACACATCATCAGATATGCACCCATCTTGAAACATATCTATTGTGTGCAATACAATGCGTTCCATTTGGCTTACATCAATATTGTTTGCTGCTGCATAGCTTGTGCGTGGATCATTTTTGCGTACCAGTTTGTAGGCTGGTGTTGGTGGGTCAGCTTTAGGCAAACCCATAGTTTCAAATAGATCATTGCTCATTGCCAGCCTCCCTTTCAAACATGGCATCAGTATAGTAGTGACCCCTTGTCATATAGAAAGCATCTTCGAGATTGTCTTTTGCCTTGGCTAATTCCCAAGGCAATTGACCATCGCCAATGCGAAAATCATTTTCAGCATAGTCAGTTACAAAACATCGCAATACTTTTGCAACCTCTAACAATGTATCCATTTGTTGCTTGGTTAAAACTTTGCGTAGTTTTTTGATGTTAGATAGACGCTCTGTTTCTATCCGCTTGCGTTCTTTTTCCCAGTCCATGCGTACCTCCTTGTGTTGCATGTATGCAGTATATAAATAGATGTTGACAGGATCAACACCTATTGTGCATGATGACTGTGGGGATTGTGGAGAGTCCCCTTCATCATGTACCTCTGGCTGGATCGTTTACCTCCCTGCGATCCAGCCAATTATCTTTTCAGCTAATGGATTGCTGGCCTCGATACATATAAAGTTCGGGCCAGTCTTTTGTTTTAACAGGTAAATATCTGCTGGCTGCTGGTTGTGTGTCTTGGTTAGGAAACTAAATCCACGTCCTTCAGCTTGGTATTTAGATTCAGCAATCAAAACTCCGGTGGTGGTTTTGACTTGGATGTCTCCGCTAAACTCGCCACCCAGCTGTCCCGAGAGAGGCTGCCTTTTCGCTTCGGCCCCGCGAGTCTGGAACCATTCGACCCACCACCTTTCGTGATAGCTTCCTTTGTTGCGCTGAGATGTTCCCATCGTTCTTCCTCATAGCATGATACACACAGCGTAATCTTATTACCTGTGATAACAAACCAGTTAGTTGTTGATTGACAGCAATCGCATACGGCACTATGTCCGATGCGATCAGGCTTTCCTTTTGATTTCAATCTGCGCATTGAGGGCATCTAGCCAGCATATCAGAAGAAAGTTAGAAGGAACACGTTTATATTGCTCCCACTTATGAACAAGCGATGATGCGCAGCCAATGCGGTCGGCTAATTCTTCTTGTGACCAGCCAAGTTCATTGCGGATTGCGATTAGTCCACTGACAATTGCATGCCAGTTGTCACTAATCGCTTTTGGTTTGTTGTAATGCGTGAAGTCTGATCGCATTCATAACCTTTTGTGCAGTTGACAAACGTAAATCCCCACCAGCTACAGTCCTATAGTATGTGCTGGTAGGGACGTTTGCTTCTCTGAATGCCTTGAGTATAGACAAGTTGGCATCAGATGCTGCGTTCAATAGTTGTTCCATATATGTAATCATTGGAACAAACTACTGCACTTATGCGATCATTAGCAATAGGCTAATTAAGTTAGTCTCCAAACCCTATATCCTTCACGGGATTTGCGCATTGTATATCTGATACGGCGATACCTCATATGGTCACGGAAACGCAAAGCTTCTTGTTCTGTTTCAAATATAACACTATCACCAGCTTCCATTTTTTTAACAACATCTGATGTGCTTGGTGGTATCGGAATGTTTTTTTCAACCAACATTACACACCTCGCAGTATGGTAGCCCATGCCTCATGTATCTTGTCGCTGTCATTATCTTTGTGACGAGCGTACTGCGATACGATTGGCCCGATGGTTGCACATGCTTCAGACCAACTCATTTTGTTAGGGCTGCTTGGTGCTGTGCGACTGTCAAACTCAAAGACATTCATGCCTTCACCGGCATGTGTCTGTGTGAATATATCATCAAATCGCTGTGGCATATTTGATCTCCTTGTCTAACATGGCTTGCTCTTGATCGATAGCATCCTCGATGCTGTCAGCATGCACCTCTTCCCATGCTGCAACAGCACGAGCTTCGAAACGATCACGATCAAACTTAGGATTTGTTTCCTCAAGAATGTTAGCGTAATCAACAGCTTGGCATGGATCACTCATAGTCGGGCCGAAAAAGTCAGCGATAAACTCGAAGTGTTGCCGTGTAAATTTAGGTGGATTCTTCTTCATCATTAACTCCAATTGTTTTGTGGTTTACTGGATCGGTCGGCATGCATACGCAGTGTGTCCACTCAACGCAGCCATAGCCATCATCTACTCTGACCCATCCATCATCTTTATCATGACAATATTTACAGATCATTTCGTCCTCCTTTGGTAAAGTATAGCTGCATGTATGCAACTACACAATACCCATTGTTAACAGGTTTTACATTCTTGACGGTTCATCATCATATGTTTCACCGAAGTCAGACCACTCTTGCTCCCATGATGGTTGCCCATCATCTGG